TTATGATGTTAGGCCCGCGCCAATTGCCAGCTGTACTCATAATGGATCATTAGTTGTCCAGTCTGGACCGGCTAAAATAATTAATATTTCTTCATATGTATATGGGCCTTCTGCAGTTGTTAAAGCTGCAACACTTGAAGGCATTTCTCCATCCCATTTAACAAATGTACGTGTTCCATCTATAGATTTGCGTACTGTGTCTACTGATGTTTCATGTACTTGATCAAAATCAATTTTGTCTAATTCTGATACATTAAATATCATGAATTCTCTGTTTGGGTAGTCTTGCGTTTCCATACTTATAAATATCTTCCTTTTGTTGCGTTATAGTTTTGTAATACTTCTGCAGCTGATAATGTTTTTCTGTATATTAAAGCTCCATTTAATTTGCCAGGAAACCAATAGTTAGGTGAGCTTGTAAGATATGCACCAATATTAGTACCAAATTCCGTACTATTTGCTGCAATTGATGTAATTGTCGATGGTATTGAAGCTCCTTCTACTCCATTTAGATATATTTTACATGAAGTTGGGTCAAATGTTGCAACAATATTATTCCAAATATTTGCAGTTGCAGTCCAAAAGTATGATGTAACAGTACGATTACTAAGACCATCTCCAACTTCCCAAATAAATCTATTTGTTGATGGATTACCAGTATAATTATAATATATCCACCAATAATTCCTTCCTCGATTCAAATCTTGAGGTCCTTTATGTATTATTGAAAACGTATTAATTGATATAGAAGAAAAATTAAACCAAATACTAACTGTTAAATTTGTTGTATTTCCAAATAGCAATGAATTTGTTACATTTACAATATCATCAGCACCGTCAAATAAAATAGCGCCTCTATTATCATTATTGAACGTAGGTCCGTTTGTAAGTGTTGCATTATTACCAAATCCACTGATATCACGCCAAGTAGATCCAGATCTTGGATATGAATCTAGTTTAGCAGCATCTAAGTCTAATACTAAACCTTCTTTTACAATGTTTCCGTAATATGATATTCTGCCTGCCATTACAATCCAAATCTTGTTTTATTTGCATTAAAATTTTTTAAAATTTCTTCAGATGTTAAAGCTTTGTTTTTATAAACCAATGTTGGACCTATAGATCCTCTAAAAAACCATATCGGCGGCGAAACATTTAATGCACCTATTTGTGGTGTACTTTGTGCTCCCGTTGGTAATATATCACCCCAATTTGTAAAAGATTGTGTTGAAATAAGTACGGAGTCAATATAAAATTTTAAAGAAAAATCTGATTGTGTTATAACAAAATCATATTGGTGCCATGCATCCATATAAGAATCCATTGCACCTAAGTTTTTTTGTTGTCTGATCGGAGTACCTGTAGTTCCGGCGATTTCAACAAACATATTATTATTAATATTATTTAAAAAAACACCAAATCCAGCAGCACCACCGCCGGCATTACCCCACCAAATTTGTCTGTATGTTCCAGTTACGGAACTACTAATATTTACCCAAATACTTAAACTAAAATCCGTAGTTCTAGGAAATAAATTAGTAGTATAATTAGTATTTGTTGACATTCTAATAAAATTATTTGTACCATCTAAAGTAAAATAACCTTTATTACTAGAGTTAAATGTTGGTGAATTAATTAGTGTTGCATTATATGCTAAGCCAGAAATGTCTTTATATGTTGTAGTAGAAATCCCATTAATATATGAATTAGGCGATCCTGCATCTAGATATAAAACTAATCTATCTTTTACAATATTTGGCCCGCGCCATCCGTAACTAAAACTCATATCATAACCCTCTTACAATTGTTTTTATGGTCCAAGCTCCGGAAGTTGACGAACCAGTTAATGCCATATTTGAACCCGTAACTACTACGGCAAATGAAACGGCACTTGTAGTTCCAAAGTCTGTTGTGGTAGTTTCTGTAAAATTAACTGCAGATCCGGATTGAATTGCCATGATTGTACCCGCTCTAGCATTTGAACCTGAGCGTACTGAATATTCAAAAAATGCTGTATCATATGAAGCGGTAGGTAATGAATACATCACAAAAGATCCAGAATTTGTTTGGGTTACTTTTGCTGTAGTGATTAGCATCGGATCTAAGTAATTTCCAACTAGTACGGTATTATCGGAAAATACTTCTAGTATTGGTAAACCGGAAATATCATTAACACTAAATAAGCTTCCTGACAAACTATCTGTTACTGAAAATAATTCACCTTGAGAACCTTGTACTGTAAATACTGGTTGAGCTGAGCCGGAGCCGTAGACTGTTAAGACTGAACCTGTAGCTACATTACTAGATGCAGATAAAAACATTCTAGAACCTGTAATATCTTGAGTTACTGTTAATGAACCAGTTATGATTACGGAGCCGGAAACATCTAAACGAGCATTTGGGGTTGGAGTTCCAATACCAACTCGTCCACTACCAGTTACAAATAATATACTTGGAGTACTTGGTGAATCTATTCTAAATAGATTAGAAGCGTTTGTACCTGAAATATGTAGGGAAGCTGATATAGAGGCCTGGCCAATACCTATTCCAACATTTCCTCCATTAAAAAATGAAGAACCGTTACCCGTTAGGAAAACAGTATTAGAATTCGTTCCATTAAATAAATATACATTTCCAGTTCCAACTGCATCATTACCAATCCATGCTGACCGATCTGTTACTGATGTGCCGTTGATTTGTAAATATTTATTATAACCAACAATTTCAACAGCATCTGTAGGTGTTGGAGTTCCAATACCAACTCTACTTCCACTAAACACAAAATTATCAGCAGCTGTAATTATACTTGCACTATTATATAAAATTTGCGTATTTGTTCCTGGAGCTGATACAGACCCCGTTAAGCTTCCAGTTATGCTAGGAGCAAATAAAGAATTTAAAGAAGCATCTGAACCAGATACTATGACCTTTTTCCAATTTGGCATATTATTTCCTTATCATATTGTGGTTAGATACATACACTTATGCCGTGTATATGCCTACTTCCTTGCGGCCTACAATACATTTAATATAAATATGTTATTTGTTTGATTTAGGTGGCGTTGAGGCTTGTTGTATTTGTTCTTCAATTTTAATTTGAAGTTGTGCTAAAAATTTAGCATCTGCTCCGCGGATTGTTAATGCATCTAATCCGGCTCGAATGAGTTGTAATTCTGCTAATTCGTACATAACTTGTTATTGATTGTTTAAATATTGTTGTTGCAATTTATAAACTAATGCATATAATGTTTCTATATGTTCTCCTTTAAATGAAGATTCTTTAATTAAAGAAAGTAATAGTTCTATTTCTTGTTTAGACAAAGAAAAAGCATCTCGTTCTTGCGATTGAGATGCTTGTGTATTTGATTGTTGTTGTATCTTATTTAATATACTCATAACCTTATTATAAAAAATTTTATGCATAAATCCAAATTTCGCCATCATCTGTATCTACGTGGATTGTTCCGTAACCGTTAGATGCACCACCGTAAATAGGAGCTGCACTTGCTGCAGTTTGACCCGTTCCTGTTTGTACTGCACCTACATATACTGCAGGAGAAAATGTTGATGATGCTGCATCAAATGAAGAAGTAAAGCCCCACCGAGTTGTTCCAGAATCATATGCAAAAGCTTCTCCAATATTTTGTGTGCCTTGTTGAACAACAATACCACCATCTCCTGCTGAAATCGATCCTGATGCAAAAAGTACAAATCTATCAGCTACTAATAAGTTTTGTGTATTTTGAAATGAAGCCGTTCCGTTAACCGTTATATCTCCAATAACCGTTACATTTTCGTTGAATTGTGTATCAACATTAACAGTAACTAAAGTACCATTATCTGTTATATTTGTATTTTGAAATTTACCATCATTATCATCCCACTTAACAATTGTATTGTCTGATAAATCTGCTGCTCCTGATACTGCTATAGTAGTAGCAGATGAACCATTATATGTAAATGGAGCAATACCTTCGCCTTGTGTTAAATTTGGTAAAGTAGCAACACCAGTAAATGATCCAGTAAATGATCCTGTTAAAAATGTTGTTGATTGATTAGTAGTAATTTGTTGATTAGTTCCTACTAATAAACCTATACTAGCAGATACAGCTGCTAATTCAGCTTGCGAACCCGAGACTATGACTTTTTTCCATTCTGCCATTTTTTATATTCCTTTTGTTATAAATATAATGTTTTACAATTAAATCAATCTAACCCTACAAAAAATGATGAAGATGTAAAATATATTCCGCCATTAGGCGCAGGATTAGTTAATTCTATACTTTGTGTTGATAATATTACTACCCCATTTTGTTGTATTGTAAATAATTCCATACTAGCAGATGATATTAAAAATATATTAGAACCAGTTTGGACTGATGCAGTTATATCATTCTGAACAATTAGATTTTGTATATTATTTAATCCAGGCACATATGATGCGGTTAGTGCAAACGATGATGAAATATCATATAATAAACCTGGTTGTAATTGTCCCGGCTTAAACTGTCTCATTATGCCCATCTCCCTTTAATGATTATAACATCCGTTGCATCTATACTATATCCTAACATACTAGTATCAAAAACAATTGTTTGTGCGGTAATATCACTAGGAGTCCACGTATATGCAGATTTATCGATGTATTGCCCATTAATATATAAATCAAATTCATATACATTAGCAACCGTATTAGTTACAGGATTAATTGCTGCTTGTGCAGATACCGTTACCGTTGTTGCGGATACATACGTAGCTTGTTTTTCTGTTAGATTAGTTAGGTATGCCATTGCAGCAGAGTTTATTGATATGTTTGACCCTCCGCCGGAAACTACTAATGATCCTCCCGATGTTACTTGTTGTTGATTTTGTAATATATCTTGAGGTACTTGTGTTGTATTGAAAATATTCAAATCTCCAACATCAACTACTACATCAAATGATACTTTTTTAAGAGCATACATTTTGCGAATAGTTTCAATTCGAGCTTCTTGTTGTGATAACAATGTTCCATGAACAGTTAATGGTACAGTTGCTCTAACTAAACGATCTTCACCTACCGTATTAACTGTTTCAAAAGTAATTGAACCAATTGCAGTTGCAAATTTATTTGCATCATTACCCCAGGCAAACCGACCATATGGTAAAATTTGATCAATTAAATCATTAAGTTGAGTTGTAAAATCACACCATACCATCATATCATATTCTATTGTAACATATTTTGGAATATCTACAATATAAATTTTTTCTGAGTCTACTGGTTGATTTGTTGGTATCGGGAATAACTCATCTTCATAACGATTACGATCATTGTATTTTTGACGATATACAATTTGATTTCCTGACTGTGGTCTATTAACATCTAATGTTCTGTAATTATCTCGTTCTACAATGCTATTGCGTTTTAACATGATTAATGGAGATTGTAACATTCCTTTTTCATCACGCAAATATCCTAAACGACGTACATTATCCCATTTTTCTCCATTTGAAAAAATTACTGGAACATCAATTACAGTTTCATTAGCTGTTACTTGAGGTTGAATTTCATTGTCAATATACCATTTAATTGCATAATCAATATCATATGCCGTACGCTTTGCAGTGCGAATTACATCATCATCTCGACGTGTTTGCATTGCCCGATTTAAAACTAAATCCGGTGTCAAGCCTTCAGTTTGTTTAAGAGCTGGCTTATTGGTTTTACGGTCAATATTTTGTTTGTTATACTTAGGCATTAATATCCTTTATTCTGACTAGGCAATGTATTATTTCCACCTCTTCTAATATCTTTAATTCCTTGCGGAGTTTGTCTTGTTGCATGAGCGTTACATATTACAGACACGCTGTAACCATGTTTATCGCCATTAGGCCATGTTTCAGGATTTTTACCTACAAAATATTGATTTGCATCAACATTATCTAGTTCATAGTATTCATTATCCCAAAATATAATATCGCCAACTTCCGGATAAAACGAAGCACGTTCTAATATGTCTCTAGATATAGCAAATGTAGCAGTACGAGTATATGTATGACCGTAATCATCCATGTTAGATGTTTTATCTTCCTTCGTAATTAAGCACGGAATCAAAATGGAATCATAATATGCCTTACGCTCTGATTCGCCGTATATGTTAGCGTTACTCGCTTCTACTAGCAGTTTAAAGAACTCAATTTCAGTATCAATTATTGCATTAATCAATTCAGAATTAATTGCTGCTAAAAATCTTGCATCTCGTTGACCACCAAATAGAGCCATGTTATTATCCTACATATATTTTTAAAGGTACTTTACCTAGTATTTCAGTCATTTGCGTTGCTTCAGCATTTTGTCGAATCAACATTTGTTCTTTAGTCATTTTTTCCAAAAATTCTCGAAGCTGCGTTATTAATGCTTCTTTTTCTGTTTGACCTTGTGATACTAAATCAGTTCCGTTAAGTGTTACTTCTCCGTTTGGAATTGGCACTGAAGAATATTTGCTACGTACATAGCCTAATGTTTCTTTAACTAATGCTGTTCCATATCTAATAATCCAAGCACGACCCATATCATTAATTGCACTATATGTTTGATACTTATAAGGTATATTTGATGCGTCGGTTATAAGATCATTTTGTACTGCACTATTTCCGAATAATATAGCATCTTTACCTTTATCTTCTTCAAATAAAAATTCAAACCAAACATTTTTAAAATAAGGAGCAGCCATTGTTCCATCCGTCGGTACTGGATATATTCTTATATCATCTCCATGTATATCAAATGACCAATGTGATTTACGTATTTGATCATTGAATTCAATTGTTTGTATGCGAAGTAAATCCATATGGATTGGCATCATCATGAAGTTTACCGATGGAGAAAATCCACCAAAATCAAATGCATCTAGTAATTGTTGTGAACCTAAACCCGTTCCAACAAATGGGTCAAAGTATCTTACAATTGCTGGCGGTACATTATGCAATACACGTTTAATTTCAATTGAACTAGTACTAGAAAGAGTTTTACCAACTTTTGCAAATGAAGCACTAACTGCTTGACGTATACTATATGTTTGTTGTCCTGTAACTATATCAATTGATGCAGAATACCATTTTACATTACCACCAGAATCAGCTTCTGTACCATATGCTTTTGATAATTTTGTAATATACCCTAATGATTGTCCTACTAATTTGCCAGTTAAGCCATTTGATCCTAAAAATTGCGAACCTGTTTGAACTCCTAATGTACTCATCAAATTATTAATAATATTAACTTGATTGATTTGATTAGAATATTCCATAGTTGCTGCTTCAAATGCAGCATAGAAATTTATATCTAAAAGTTCAACATCCATGATTGGATATCCAACTTGTTGTGCAGCGTATTTTGCAAATGAATCTGCTTGTTGTTGGAACATGGTATCTGAATCAAAAAAACCAAATGGTGTAGAACCTGTAGTGAATGAAGAACTACCTGGCCATATCGGTTTGTTTTCACTATAATCCATGATATTATCCTTTTATATATAAATATCAATACGATTCATTTAAGAGTCGTAGAATTTCTGATAACGCTTCGTGACGATGATTATCTTTTAAAATGATTTCATTTACAAAACGAGATTCTTTTATTTTTGGAACTTCATGTATTGCTGAATCATTTTTAAATTTTAAATCTATTTGATGTTTATCGCCTGTTAGTATCATGATACTATCTTTTCCTAATCGAGATAACACCATTTGAAGTTGTTGTTTAGTTAAATTTTGAAATTCATCTACAATACAAATTGAATTATCAAATGTACGTCCTCGAAAATGTGCTAAAGAAACTAATTCAATGTTTTCTTCTTTTTCCATTTTGTCTAATATGTCTGGTTTGTTATAAACTTTACGCATATTGCTACGTAAAGGAACTAACCATGGATCCATTTTTTCTGCTAACGAACCTGGTAAGAATCCATTATCTTCATTTGAAACTGTAGGACGAGTTATGATAATTTTATTTACACGTCGTTTAAAAAACATATCTAATGCAATTTGAACTGCTAACAATGTTTTTCCAGATCCTGCTTGTCCTAATACAAAATTAAATGGGGTTTCAATGATTTTTGCTTTTGCAGCTTTTTGTTCTTCTGATAATGTAATTGAGTATTTAATATCAGTCTTTGGTGGAGTTTTCTCCTTATTCGGGGTTGCCATAACTTGCTTTCATTAAAATAATTTCGTAAGTGTAGATTCTAATAAACTCATATCTTTAAGTGTTTCTATTTTTCCTAAACAAGCTTTTCGAATTGCAAAAAAAGTATCGCGCGGTGCGTGTGGTGTCATTACTTTAAGTGTGATTCGTTCTTTTTCAGGACCTAGATCTTGTTCGATATGAACCATAAGTACTAAACTAATTGCACGTATTCTATCTAATACGTCTACTAGGCGGCCATCATATCTAATAAT